GTGCTCACCGATGCCAAACTCCGCAAGCTTAATGGAAAACCCATCCCAAAACTGATCGAGATGCCTGACGGCGGCGGCTTGTCTATCCGCATAACCCCACTTGGCCTGATTGTCTTCCAGTACCGATACCGGTACGCAGGTAAGGCGCGTCGCATGACACTTGGAAGTTACGACGAAATTTCGCTCAAAGAAGCGCGCGATATGGTTCAAGAGGCCAAGCGCGTCTTGGCCGAAGGGAAAGACCCCATCACAGTGAAATCCATGACGCTGGAGGAGATCGCCGGCGCAGCCTCTGTGAAAGACTGTCTATCTTATTGGACTGCCAGCGCTCAGGCTCAGCGCCTCGTGAAATTGCAGTATTGGGAGAGGGCATTTGAGCGGCATGTAATCCCATATGTCGGCGATATGATCGTGGATGAAATGCAGATATCTCACTGGCAGCCAGTTTTCAAAAGGATGAGAACGAATGGGGCGGAAACCTTTGCAGGGATCATGCTTTCAAAGCTAAAGCAGGTGTTTTCGTATTGCCTGAGAACGGAGAAGATTCGTGTTAATCCGATCGCCGCATTGAGAATTAGCGACGTTGGAAAACCTGTTGGCGTGGTTAAACGGTATTTTAGCGATGATGAAATAGGAGCTTTTTGGTTGGCTCTTGAAGGTTCCCGGATTGTTCACCAGAACAAGATCTTCATTAAATTGTTGCTGCTTACAGGGTGTAGGGGAGTTGAGCTAAGGAAGGCAAAGAAGGGTGAGTTTGATGTGAAAAACAGAACGTGGCGCGTTCCTGCGGAAAATTCAAAAACGCGCCAGCCGTTTGTGAGAGGACTATCAGGGGATGCCGCAAAGCTAATTGAGGAGGCTATGTCGCTATACCCGAACATATCGCAATTATTCCCGCCGGCGATTGTGCAGGGCGATCGCCCTATGTCAGCAGGTGTTCTATTGAACATGGCGGGACAGCTTAGGAATGAGATGGGAGTTCATGACTGGGCAATGCATGATCTACGCCGCACTGCAAAAACTAAAATGAGCGAATTAGGGATTGAGCCCCACGTATCCGAAAAGGTGTTGGGGCATAAACTCGGTGGAGTTCTGGCGGTATATGACCAGCATTCATATCTCAAAGAGCAGCAAAATGCGCTGGATATTTGGGCCGCTCATGTGGCGTCCTGCGTTTCATCAATGAGGCCTTGAGCGCGGAAAAATCGTATCACGTCGCAATATCTATACTGTTCGCCGCCATGGATGGGGTTGGTGCCAGGCGCTGGTTTAGGGAACGGTGTACCAGCCTTTTCCCACTGCTTTTTCCTGCGCCAAAAGGTGGTTCGTGATATACCGCCCAACTGCTGCTGTATACCTTCTCGGGTGATCAATACGGGCTGAATTGGTAGGTTGCTTTTAGTCATGGCTTATCTCTCTGTAAAACGCCCATTCAGCATGCCGATCGTGTAGTTGAATCGCGGCAAAGAAATGCCGAGCAGTTCGACCTGAGCGAAATGATTCATGATGATTGGGCGGGATAGGGTGTCGAAAGGGGTTTTCGGATGTTGCTTAATCGCGGCGTGGAGTTCGTCGTTACAGCGTTTCGCTACTGATCTGAGAGCGTTTTGCTGAACGCTGCCGGCAGCAATTGCAGGCTGTTTACTGGGCATTGATTCCCCCAATGATCCCAGCCAGGCGCATCGCCACGGCTGAATAGTTCGATTCGTGACACGTCGCCGTATAGCAGCTCAAGGCGCCGGCGGACTTCCCAGGGTTTCGCGCTGTGCTCGCCGAGGCAGCTGAACACAACCTGCTTTATCGATGCACTGGCGCGCTCGATGCCTTGGCCGCGAACGGCGATCAGCACGTCTTCGGAGTTGGCGCGGGTGTAGTTGCCGCCATTCATTCGGGTTTCGGCGTTGAGCATTTCGAGCAGATCGGAGAAATCGAAGATAGTTTGCTGTTCCAGTGCCTTATTAAACCGCAGTTCGGCCTGCTGGTTCAGCTTCACCCATGTGAAAGCCTTCATCGTTCTGACGCTGAATCCCCAGGCTTCCGCTAATCTGCAAGCCTCGTCAACGTGAGTCGATGTGTACCACATAGCGAGAATGCTATCAGGGGCGGCTATAGACCAGATTGGAAGGCGTTTAATATCCTCTATTTTCATAGTGGGATACTTTTTAGTGGCGGCGCCGTTGCTGACGCGGTTTTTGTAATCCCACGGGGGATCTGCATAGATGAGTTGATAGGTCATTGAGCATTACCCCAGCAGCGTGCGGCCGCGTTGACGCAAAACTCTATGCGGACGTTAACCCAGACAACATCCACCGCCCGCGCTGCATTGCTCGCTTGGCGCCACAGCTCTGCAGCATCTGCAAAATGCGCGCGACGCTCTGCCTCGGCTGCCTGATGGGCCAAAGATTTGTATTTGAATGACATGGTTACTCCGGTATCAGTAGGCGCGCTGGTGGGTTACAGGGGTGATCAGCTGGTTGAATTGCTGGACAAGCAGAATCATTCTCACTACTTCCGGCGGTTCACTGCGGATATAGCTGTCTGTAATTTTACCTGGCGTAGTCGGCGGTCTTGCCCTGGCGTATGTGATGTAGCTTGGGTCGATAGAGACAACCTTGAAGGCTTTTTTCCCTTCGGCAAATTTGCTTTTTGAAACGACCAAAGGGGAGCGTTGGATCGCGCTACGCAATGACTTTATGTGATTCTCGGTAATTTCTGGGAACTTGGATTTCAGCAAATCGAAATGGCCTGCTGCTGTGTACCAGCCCCCGTCTTCGATGAGGAATTGCAGCATCTCATAATTGTTCATATCAGATCCTTATCTGGTTGTTGTAGCGCTCATGGCTCATCACTTCCCATGAGTTGCCGTTGTCTTTTGACAGCAATCGCCAGCAGCGTGCCACTGGCAGCGTTAAATGCTTGTGCTGGTAGGTTCGGTTGGGTTTCTTTTCACCCCTCTTATAGGCGCATAGAACCCCCTCAGCTTTTGCGCTGATTCGTTGCGGAATTCGTGGTTTCATGTTTTCGGTGGGTTATTTGGTGATTGGCGCCCAGCATGCGGATCGGATGCCAGGGCGACGGACTTTCTCAACGGCGTTTTCTTTTTCCAGCTGAATCAGGCGCTGGCGGATAGCTTTACCGGTCATGCCGTTGTAGCCAGCACATCGGAGTAGGCTTGCGACAGAATCCGGCGTGGAGCCGACAATGCTGAGCCGCGAGATGATTTCGTTATCGTCGGGTATCGTGATCACTCCCACCCTCCGGCGCTGCTGCCAGCATTGCGGCGTAGATGTTGCCGAAGTTAACGCAGAAAGTTTCGTCGGCATTGAATGACACGTCGTCACAGTTCATTGCGGCGGCGATCATGTCTTCGGTTGCCTCTGCCGGTACCAACTTGTAACCGCTACTTACAGGTTGAGCCAGCATTGCGACGCTGTTGATGAGCGATAGCACGTAGTGCGCCTGTTCCGACTCAATCACGCTGCAGTTTTTGTAGACTAGAATCGGCGTGCCGGTTTGCATGTTGATTCCCCAGTCTGCAGCGTTTGTCGATTGTGGCGCTGGCGGTGCATCGTACAGCACACGAAACTCGTAATCGTTGTCCGTCGCAAACTTCACGCTCATCTCTGCGTGCTGTTCTGCTGTGATGCGCTCCCAGTCTCCCCACATGTTGTAACCGTCGCTCCAGTAGCGCATTTCCCACGCCACTGCATTTGCATTTGCGTTGGCTGGCGGGGCGGTGTAGACGGCAACAGGGTTTTTAATGCGATCCTGGCGCTCCGGCGGGTAGATGAATCCTTTGCCGTTCTCTGCGTACCCCACCGGCTGCGCCTCCCGGTTAGCCAAACACTCGCGAGCCAATCGGCGCGTCAGTTCATTGGCATTGCTGCTGGAGGCCAAAAACTCCAGTTCTTCATTGGTCGTTAGTGTCATGCATCACCTCCCATCCGCACGGCCATAGCCTTTGACCATACAGTGATTATTGATATAAACCGCCGTGGTATTCAGTTCCTTTGCGATACGTTCTTCACAGTCGGCTCTATCCGAATCCTCAGCCACCGCGGCGAGGAATAGCAGGGCCACGGCTCCTAGCGTCCAAAGCAGGAATGTTTTCACTATTCACCACCCTTAGCCGCCGCAATCAGCGCATTCAGCACCTTGTCTGTGAAAACCCCTTTACCGTTTACTTTCGCGTGCGCCTCGATTTCACGAATGGCAGATTTCAAAACCCCAACGTTAACGCGCACCACACGCTGGTTTTCTCTACTGGATTTCTCAAGGTCACTAAGTGCGGTCATGGCTACTCATCCCCCTCTACGGTGAATCCAGCGGCGCGAATGGATTTTTTCACGTCTTCTTTATCCAGCCAGGTTCCGTCTGGGTCTGGTGACATCCACGGATCAGGCGAATACAGCAGCGGCAACCGCACCGGCGTAGCCAGCTTGGCTTCCAGCTCGGCAATGCGCTTCTTGTCATCGTTGCTTATGATAATCAGATGCTTGTTCGCATCCTGCGCCTTCTGGAATTTACCGGCGTATTCGGTGGCGATGACCTCCAGCTCGCCAATTCGCTCATCCTTCGCTTCCAGCTCCCTGAAAACGGCCAAAACATCGGCACTGGCGACGACGCTGTTACGCTGCGCCAGATTTTTAATCATTTCGATAATGGTCATTTCACCACCGTCTTATCCCGCTGAAACTCGTAGAAGTCGCCACCGGCGTCCATGTGATACATCAGTTGCTGGTACTCATTGGCAATTGCCTGCGAAATTTTCAGCGCTTCAAGCAGGGCGGAGACGTACTCTTGCGAGTAGAAAGGTGTCGTGTATTTCTCGTAGTCTTGGTGGTATCGACTCTCCAGCCCGCGTTCTTTGTTTCGGTTGGTGCACAGATTCCCGCGCTCGTCAGTCCACGCCACCGGCTTGCTCAGTTCGCTCGGCTTATTGTCCATCATTGCAGCACCCTAGATTTACCATGCTTAACAGCTTCACCTGCGCTCAGGCCCATATTCAGCAGGTATGAAAGACTAAGAAGAATGTCATCCTTGCACTTGCAATTGCAGGCATTCACAAAGTCCTGAACTGTTTTATGGGCCAGTGCTTCCATTTGCTTTTCAGTTAGGCGCGGTTGCTTGCTCATAATGCTTTCTCCTGGGCCTCGGCTCGCAGCGCGCGAATAATTCTTGCGGCGCGTTTATGGCGCCGGGTTAGCATGCGATACCGATCGGTAGGCCATCCGTTTTCGTCGTCTTCCGGCGTCCTACAGCGGTAGTTGCTGACTTTGTACGGCATACCCAATAACCGGCGAGCCGCTCTGTTGCTCTTACGCTTAGCCATGCTGGGACTCCTTGATGAAATCGTCGGCAGTGTTAATGCCGTTCAGCCATACACCCTCGCGTTCTTCAATAATTGAACGAACCAGGTGTGCGGCACTCACGATGCTTTCCTTGATGGTGGCCAGATCACGATTGCGATCGGCGGTCTTCATCTTTTCACCTGCAATAGCGGCGGATATATGCGCTGACACAAGGCCATCTAACAGCTTGCGGATTTCCAGGCTGTCAAAGTCGCCAGGGTATTGGACTTGTTGCTTCAGTTCATTTGCTGGCATCACTACCTCCATGAATCACTGTGCGAATGCCATTCCATGCCGGGGCGGTTACGACGCCTTCTTCCTGCATGCGTTCGATAAGCCACGCTGCGCGGTTGAAGCCGATGCGGAAATGTCGCTGAATAGCCACGATGCCGATCGATGCGTGCATGCGAGCAAATTCAACAGCGTCGCTGTAGAGGCGATCATCTATTTCGGAGGCTTTCATTTGGCCTCCCGCAGCTCGTCAGCTTTAAGTTCCGCGACCGTAGCGCTGATAATCTGGCAGTCACACAGATGCTTGAGGACTCGCGCGGTAGCCTCATTCCGGATAGCTGCAAGTGCTGCGTCAGTGGCTGGGGTTTCGACCGCATCGATCAACTTCTTGGCATGGTCATATGCCATGCACCCGAAATCGATCTCTGCATCCATAAAGCCGGCAAACTTGCCGTTGATGGTTTTCATCCCTGGGTTCCATCCATTGGATGTCACGAAGTCGATATAGGCTTTCCCGGTTATGGCACTCTTCAGCGCCGCATTCTCCACAGCCAGCGCATTAACTCGACCTTCCAGCTCTTTGATGGTGTCAGCCATACCCAGCTTTACCTGCAGCGTTTGGGCGTTGATCTGCCGGCTGCTGGCGAGTTCTGATACCAAGGCTTCATAATCGGAGAATTTAACGAACTCACCATGCTCAGCTTCGCGTGCAAACGGCGCAAAGCGCGCCGCATGCATGACGTAATCAGGGTTATATCTCTGAACCATCTGGACTCTCCTTGCCGCTGGTGGAGCGGTATTCATCGAGAATGGCGAGCACATCAAGCTGAGTGCCGGCGGGAAGGATGTAAGCGGTCTGGCCGTCAATTTCTCGGACTTCAGCCTGTGCTAAGAGCGTGACGAGCTTGCGGGACTTTGGCGCGCTGAATTTTGGAGCGATAAAGGATTTTGTGACCTTTTTCTTGCCCGCGGCTTTGGCCTTTTCGACGTCGCCAGCTAGCACCTTGCCAGCTTGCTCGCCATGCTCTTTAACGCGCTCAACAGCGGCATCGACGGCAACGGCGCCATCTTTGACAAGCGTCTGAACATCGTGATTTGCCTGGGTGAGGGCAAGCAGCTTATCGACCGTGGCGCGGCTCTTGCCGACCAACGAGGCGATCTCGTCTGGCGTAAGATTGAAGCCAGCCAGCTCTTTTACAACGAGAGATTGCTCGTAAGGAGATAGCGGCAACTGTGTGTTGCTGTTCATGATGCGGGCGATTCGTTCAACATCATTCCCGGTGAAAGGAATTATCTGTATGCGGTCAACAGGCTTACCGGCTTCACGGCAGCGAACATAAGCTCGGTGACGACGATGCCCCTCAACTATCCAAACACCACCCTCATCACGAACCCGCACTTCAAGCGGCGGTACAGGTCTGCCCTTCATCAGGTGCTGAAAGAGCCTTTCATCGTCATCCTTGGTCTGTTCGCTTTCAATGCGCTTGTTAAACCCTTCCTCGACGTGAATATCGTCAATTCGCATTGTCATGCGGCCGTCAGGGCGCTTTATGGTTCCGTCCTTAGCCATCTGCTTGAATGAGTTCGCCATGCATTAACTCCAGACCGCGCCGGCAGTCAGCAGGCACAGGGTAAAAATGAGAAGGTAGAAGAGGTGTTTGCCGTGGTGGCGCTTAGGGGCGAAATCGCCCCCGGTCAGGTCGTACTTGTGCTGTATGCGAGCGTTGAGGCTTACCATGTTGGCCTCCGCTGTTGGGTGTGCAGGCGGCGCTGCAGTGTTCTGATGTTCTGGCGGACGACGTACACCGGCGCGCAGGTGTCAGAGCAGACGAGGATTCTCACGGCCTTATATCTGCCGTCTTCGTAGCGTTGAATGCTCACGGCCTGTTTGGCTACGTCGCGCGTCTGGCCGCAATGCTCACATCGTTGGGTAGTGGTTTGCATAACATGTCCTCTCAATGAAATTCACATGGGTAAAGGCGCTGCCTTGTTGGGATCCGCGCTCGCTTTCGCTACGGTTCCGGCACTTCCGGAGCGGCGGGCAGCACCTTTACTGATGTGAAAAAAAGAGCCCCGGCGAGCGGGGCAAAGGATGTGACAAGGGAAGTGGTACTGAGCAGGCTTGTGATTTCTCACGCACCTGGTGGCGCATCGAACCGGGGCTTTATACTGTGTAGGTTAAAAGGTGAACCGGAACGATACGCCACCAGATAGGTGAGGTATTGGGCTGACCACTCATGAGGTAGGATCCTTCACCGCTTCCAGAATTTAAGGAATCGGGCGAGTGGTCAGCCTAATACGCCGGCATTAACCGGCGAGATAAAAACCGAAACCAGCCCAGCAGGAGGCGCATAAGACAAACACGCCAAGCCAGACGATTTGATTGAATGTCATGATTGCCTCAGTGCGCCCCGTAGGGCGCCGTGGGTGTTAGTTATCGAACCAGAAAACGATCCGGTGGTTGTCACCATCAACGCCGTCGAATAAGGCGATAATGGTGTCCATGCTGCTTCCAATAATGAAGTCGGCAGACACATCGAGTTCAAATTCGTCGTAGCTATCGAGGCTTGCCCATTGGCAATATGGGTAGAGTTGATTCCAATCGGGCTTTCCTGAGTCGATAGATGCACGCAGTGCCGAGAGTTGGTTACGATCCATCATGCCGCTGACTTTTAGGGTCGCGGTCTTCACAAACTCCCGCATATCCTTTAACTCGTGCAGGTACAGATAACTGTGTGAATGACCGTCGCAATCCCAGCGATCGCTACAGGCTTTAACCTCGCAGCAAGCGCTGAACGGTAAACCGCGAGGCTCGAAAGAGAATGGATACTCGGTTCTAACTCCTTTGCTCAGCAGACCAAATAATTTGTAGTTGCGGTCGGTGAATCTGTTTTGCCATGGTACTTCGGAGTAAGCTCCCCCTTCGTAATCATCATCTTCTTCCCAAACGTCAGCGGTCACCCACTGGCTGTTAACTTGCTTTTCTCGGTATAAATGAATATCGCATCCCATCGTGTAACCCTCTGCTGTTTGGCCCCGGCATGCCGGGGCGCTGATTCATTAAGCCAATGCTTTTTCTGCTGCTTCGATACGCGATGCAGTTCCTGCGTTAGGCTCAATTTGCTGTAAGCGGCGAGCGTCCTCCAGTAACTGGGCGATGATGTCTTTTGTGTCTATTTCGGAACTTTCTACCGGCAGAATTGCGACGCCATCGCACAGCCATTTTTCACCATCCCAGGTGTATGAATATTCTTCTTGTTCAAGCGGTGAAGTCCGAACTTTGAAATCAACGTTCGTTTCGCCTCGGTCTCTGCCGTAGTAGGTGGTGTACCCGTCTGCTGGTGAGTCGTATGAATGCCCTTCTGGTTGCTCACAGCTTTCAGCGAGTGAAGATATATCGCCATACGAAACCAGCTTTTCAGCCAATTCTTGGGAGTTGTAATGGCCAGTCAGAATCGGTGAGTGGTGAGATGGGTAGCCGTCCCAGTGGCAGTAGATGCAGTGGTAAACCTCGCCGACTTTAACGTTGATATTTGAACGAGTTGCCATTTTGTTATTCCTCTCAGTGGTTTTATGCCTGTCCGCCGGATGCTCTCGACGGCAGGGTAAATCCACTTGCTTCATACGCCGAAAATTGACGACCACCACTTAAAAAATACCGTGAGCGGTGGGATGAGAATTCCGACGACGAAGCTAATTAATGTTCCAATCAGCATCCCGTTTATGACAGGGTGCCTTTCTAAGAAGTCCATTATCTTCATGGTTTTAACTCCGGTTGTTTGCATGACTTATCAGCCTCTCGCTGCGTAATCCTCTGCGTAAGCTATCGCCCGCGGGCGACTCACCTACCTGCCTGGTATCCGTACCGGCGCCATTTCAATTTGCCAGGGCGCTGCGGTCAGCCTGTCATGCGGTTCTGATTGTTAAAGAGCGTCCCGGTGGTTTGGGGTGACGTTGTTGCTGTCGATGGAGAGATAATAGCCATGAGTATTATCAATAGCAATACGTATTAAGATTGAATCAATAGCAATTGCTATAATCATCTGTTTTGAAAGTAAATTTAGTTGGTAAAAATTTGTGCTACGAGGTTTGGATAAGGTCTGTTGTGTGATTTCTGGCAGGGATTAACGCTTTGCAAATTCTTGAGAAAGGATTAAAGTTTGAAAATAACTGTACATATAAACAGTGTTTTTGAGTGTCAACTTTTACACCTGGGGTTTCATATGATTGAAATGTTAGTGCGTCGTGCGGCGGGAGTGTACGAAAAAGAAACCCTGCCAGAGCAGGGTTTGGGGGATTACATTCTGAAGTCGCGTAGCAGTAGAACTACAACACCGATCAATGAGTCCGGCGCTAGTTCAATCAGTGGAACCCTGGCATCGTCAACGGATAAGTATCCATGCGACCCGCCATCAACGAAGCGATAAGCTGAAACTGAGCTGTTCACTTTTGCAACGACTAAATCACCGGAACCCGGCGTGGAGTCTGAGTCAACAATAACAATAGAGCCGGCAGGAGCTTCTGCGCATCCGCTATTTCTTTTTAGAATAAAGGCTTTCCATGATGGTGATGCTTTTCCTTTTGGAGAAATGACAAAATCGTCAGTAACCCCATTTTCATCCCATACCGGGATCTGACTGTATCGCTCTATCCGTGGGGTTATGGACGGAGTATCCCCCTCCATCTCGCCAACGCCATTAGCCAGCCAATCAACATTCACACCCAGGGCATTAGCAATATCGACGAGACGCCCCGAAGTTTTTGCCTTTCCTTTAGTTAATCGCCAGATGGTCGGCTGCGCAACGCCTGACGCCTCAGCAAGGGCTGCTTGGGTCATGTTGTTGCGTTTGGCCATCGCCATGTTAAGGCGTTCTGCAAGTGTCGTTTTCATGCCAGCAAATTTATAGCCACGCGTATTGAGCGTCAAATTCGCTTTGCTATTGCAGTTGATAATACTCATTGCTATTATCATCCTTGAATAATACGTTTAAGGATTAAAAGATGAGCAAAGCTATCCAAAAAGCCGTAAGCATCGTAGGTGGACAGAAGAAATTAGCCATCTTATGCGGTGTATCACAACCAACAGTCTGGCGTTGGGTTCACGGAGGCGGCATTGACGCCCTTTACGTTAAGCGCATCGAGAAAGCTACTGGCGGAAAAGTTAAAGCCGTAGAGATTCGCCCAGACCTGTCAGACCTGATTACAACAAACTGATTTTTAACAAGGAAGATTATTACAGATGCAAACCGCAACAACACGCAACGAAGCTCAGGCGATCCAGAGCGACATCATGGGCCGCATTGCAGCTATCGGGGTGACAAGCCTGGCCGGCGCGATCGGCGTTGATAAATCGCAGGTGAGCCGTTGGCAGAGCAAAGGGGGGCTAGTGGAGAAAGCGAGCCTGCTGCTGGCAGCTACAGGGTTTCGGCGGTCGGAAACCATGCTGACGTTCAGGGGCGAGGAAACCGCAGAACTGGCGCGCGGGTTAATGGCGATGCTGGAGCACATCCGGGAACCAAAGGCGGAATAGGGGGCTTTATGGCCTGGGACACGTTTGTTTACGACAACATCAAGAAGCAACTGGTGAAAGAGGGATTTAGCGAAGCGCTGGCTCAGGGGGGGCATCACACGGAGCCGACCTTTACCGGCGGAAGTCACAGGCGAGCAGGAAGGGGATGATTTATGACGACTGTCTCACGCTTGCGCGCCAGTACGTACTTGCGAGCTGCACCAAGGAAGAGAAGCCGGAATCAGGGAAGAAGAAAAGCCGAACAGCTGCAACTGATCGGCCATCACTTTTCTAAAACCTAACCTGAGAGGTCGATTCATTATGGCAAACGTAGCGATCGGTGGCAACAGCCCGAAAATGACGAGCCGTGAAATTGCCGAGCTGACTGGCAAGCAACACGGCCACGTCATGCGCGACATCGAAATCATGCTGGAACAGCTGGGCGAAGGTCTGGATGGGTATATCCAGATTTGGAGACACCCTCAGAACGGCCAGCAATACCGGGAATACGCGCTCGACAGAGAGCACACCGAATGTTTGGTGACCGGGTATAGCGCCAGCCTGCGCATGAGAGTGATCAAGCGCCTGCATGAACTGGAAGAGCAAAACTCCCCAGTCCCGCAGACGCTGCCCGAAGCGCTGCGCTTGGCTGCGGATATGGCGGAACAGAAAGAGATGTTGGAGCAGAAGGTTCAGGCCGACGCACCGAAGGTGGCCTTTGTCGATCATTACGTAGACGCCTCAGGTTCAAAAAGCCTGCGTGCCACGGCCAAGGTTTTGAACATGCCTGAGAAAGCGACGATTGACGCGCTGATCCGCGACAAGGTTCTGTTCCGCCAGTCCGGGAATCTTCTTCCCCACGCTCTACGCCAGCGCGACGGTCTATTCACCGTCAAAACTGGCACGTCTGATTTTGGTCACGCCTTCACGCAAACCAGGGTAACGCCGCGTGGCATTCAGTGGATCGCGGAACGTTACGCCTCTGAGCTGATGGCGAGCTAACCATGAGCCAATCAACCCCGTGAAGGTCATTCGGTGGGAACGTGTAGAGCGTCAGGTGATTTTTATGAGAGAGGGCTATCCGCATGAGTGCATGCAGCCCCTTGAGAGATTCAAAGAGAAATTTAAGCGGGTGGATGTATGAGCATGATCCTGATGGCAACGGCCATGAAAATTAAGGTGGGTAACCCGCTGCGCAAGCTGGTGCTCATCAAAATGGCTGACAACGCCAATGATGACGGCGAATGCTGGCCGTCGTACCAACACATTGCCGATCATTGCGAATGCAGTAAGAGCGCGGTGAAGGCACATATCACGGCATTGATAACTATGGGGTTGTTATCCAAAGAGAACCGCCTTGGTAGCAACAATGGGAAGGGCAACACGTCAAATATTTACCAGTTGACCTTGGGTAACCCTGTGTCGTCAGAAAACACAGCCCCTATGGCAGGAAAAAGCATAGCCCCTGTGCCGTCAAAAAACACAGGTGGGTCAGGAGAAAGCATAGGTGGGGCGTCAGAAAGCACAGCCCCTGTGTCACCTGCTGGCACCCCCTGTGGCAGCACGCGGCACCAGAACCTATCACTAGAACCTAAAGACAATAAATCTTCTTGTCAGGTCGCTACGCAACCCGACGAATCAGACGAGGAGAAGTTTTTATCTCGGCATCCAGAAGCTGCCGTGTTCAGTGCCAAGAAAAAAATCTGGGGTAGTGCTGAAGACCTGAAGTGCGCGGAGTGGATCCGGTCACGCATTGTGAAGCTGTATGAGCAAGCTGCCGAAAGCGATGGGGAAGTCGCCAGACCGAAGGAACCGAACTGGACTGACTGGGCAAACGAAATCCGCCTGATGTGCTCTCAGGACGGACGCACACACAAGCAGATTTGTGAGCTGTTCGCGAAGGCAAACCGGGATCCGTTCTGGTGCAAGAACATCCTGAGCCCATCAAAGCTGCGCGAGAAGTGGGATGACCTGACGCTGAAGCTTAGCGCCAACCCAGCCGGCGCGGCTGGTGGACACTGGAACACGGCCGAAGCCTGGGGTAACACGCTATGAATAAATTCATGAGTGCCATTCAAAATCGCGATGGTGGAGCCTTGGCGCGGATGATGCCGGCGGAGCCACAGGCGCGGGTAGTCAATGGGAATGCGGAAAAATTGGTTGATCTGCTGTTCACCAACCTCATGCAAGTCTTCCCTGCGGCAAAACAAACAGCGTTGAGCACGCCAGCAGAAGTCGCTGCAGCAAAGCGTCAGTGGATCCTGGCATTCGCAGAGAACGGGATCACCTCGGTGGAACAACTGCAAGCTGGCATGCGTATGGCCCGACAGCAGGAAAGCGATTTCTGGCCGAGCTGTGGGAAATTCATTGGCTGGTGCAAGACGGGTGCAGCTTTGAATGCCGGCCTGCCATCGGTTGATGAGGTTGAGGCGGAGTTCAAACGCTACAGCGCTAATCGCGGCCACGTCCGCCCAGAGGATTTCAACTGGTCGGCTCCGGTCATGTACTGGATTGTGATCGACGTTCGTCACCAGATGCTCCAGTACAACCACACCGAAAGTGAGATCCGCAAGTCAATTCAACAGCACCTCAACCGCTGGGCTAAACGACTGGCTAAGGGCGAGCGCGTGCCAACCCCTGCGCCACAAATCGCCTACAAGCAGCAAATCCCAGCGCTATCAGAACTGATGGACAAAGACGGCAAATTTCAGCGCAAAGGTGAAGAGCTGCTGGCTCGCATTCGCGCCAAAAAACAGGGACAACCGACATGAGAGCGATAGTCAAAGCAGCGGTACAGCGTGATCTGGGTATTGCCCTGATCCCGGTTGACGAAAAGCTGGCGTTTCACATGACAGGCCGCGTGATGGTTTCCACGCTGCCGAAGGAGTTCAAAGACGCCCCTGAAGGCATCCTACCGGCGGTGGAGCATGAGATCGCCAACGACCCACGGTTACAGGATTTCTTCACCCATGAGCGAGTTACAAGCGCCTGTGGCGGGGTTAACGCGATTGAAGCCTGGGCGACTCAGTTCACAAAATGCCAGTACAGCAAGCATGACCTGCCGGAGACAATTCTGGACACCGAGCGCGTTGGTAATTCGGCCGTTCGCATCTGCCCCGGTTGCTACAAAAAAAGCCTGGGTGTGTCGCCGAAGCTGGAAAAAATCGCAGCCCGCAATACAGCTCGCTGGGTGGTGGCGACGGCAAAACACCGCCTGAAGTCTGACGGACAGCTGACAATCCCTGAACTGATGCTGTGGGCCATGCTGTCCGGTGTATTCGACCTGATCCCCGATGACGTCGCCCGCACTGTTACCGACTTACCGGAACCAAAGGTGATCACCGGCACCCGCAAGGAGTCCGAAATGGACTGCACGCCGGCGGCCACTGCGATTATTTCCAAGCAGGCCCAGAAGTGTTTCAAGGTCGATCCTGAAGTTCCTGGCGCCTTTGTGCTGCGTCCGAAGAAAACCCGCGCTGAAGACAGCAAATACACTCGTTGGGTTAAGACTCGCCCCTGCTGCGGTTGCGGAGCGCGCTCAGACGACCCTCACCACATCATCGGCCACGGGCAGGGCGGCATGGGAACAAAGGCCCACGACTTCTTCACTATCCCGCTGTGCCGTAAATGCCACGACGCATTGCACGAGGATGTAGCGGCGTGGGAAGCGGAACATGGTAGCCAGGTTGAGCTGTTGTTTGAGTTCCTGGATTTCTCCTTCGGCATCGGGGCGATCGCATGAAAGAGGTGACCATAACACGCCAGCAGTACCGGAACGTCTGCGATGCGCTGCTGAACACAGCCAATCTGAACGAGCAGCTTTTGCTGCTCTCAACCGCCGACAAGCGTTCGGAAAGAGTTCATCGCCAAGCCAGCAAGCTATTGCAAAAAATTCGCCAGCAACTTCAGGAAGCCGTGGGAGAAAAACAATGAGATTAGAATCAATTCCGAAATATTTTTCACCGAAATCACCGACATTTAGCGATTCACCGCGCGCGACGGCTTCGGATTCATTGACCGGTACTGACGTGATGGCGGCATTCGGGATGTGCCAGGCGCAGGCGGAGTTGGGCCTTTCGGCGTTCATGGGGAAAATGGGTGTCAGCGATGCCGATAAGGTCAAGGCGGTGACATTGCTGGCTGAGAAGGGTATGGCTGAATCTGTTCGCGTGGCGCCACTGAGAAAGCTGCAGGATGAGACAAGAGTTCGCGTTGTTCTGGCACTATCAGTTTTCGCCTTCTTGGATTACTCCCGCAGCGCGTCGAGTGAGGTTGCTTGTGATTGTTGCTCCGGCACCGGATTCATTGAGGCCGAAGTATTCACGAATAAAGTTCACACCCCTTTCCCGGCGAAGGAGTTCGTCAAAGCGTCGATCCGGTTTGGCGTGGAGGGTTTCAGACCTTCCGAATATGAAGTGCGCCGGGAGCTGAGAGAGGTTGTGCGCGTCAGGTGCAAAAACTGCAACGGGAAAGGCAAGGTATCGACGGCCTGCCGTGATTGCTCTGGAAGAGGTACTGCAGTTGATAAGAAAGAGACAGCAAAGCAGGGTATACCGGTAAGAGGAACCTGCAAACGATGCTCAGGCCGTGGGTATGAGCGCATACCAGCGTCACATGCCTACGCTGCTGTGCAACAGGTCACGGATGCTATCTCCTCGGCGACCTGGGATAAAACCGTGAAGCCATTTTATGACGGTTTAATTCGTATTCTCGAGAGCGAAGAGAGCCATGCGGAACGGGTATTGCAGCGCGTAACTGCATAGTGAATGAGAAAATAGTGCAATATTTTATCGTGAGCTATTTACTTTTTCCGAAAACTGGGTAATTATCTTTCTAACACTAGAAATCCGTCTGATTGTTAAGGTGGATTCAAAAATTTCAAAGGCTGCCTTCGGGTGGCCTTTTTGCATTTCAGCCCCAGCCAACGGACGACACACACGGCACTCCCTCATACCGGCAGCGTTTACGGCTGGTGGCTGAACCCTACCCATAACCCGAATCCGGGAAAGAGCCCCGGAAGGGGGAGGTATGAAAATCATGCCGGAGAAAATCACCACGTTCATTTCTTACTGCACCTCTGCGACGCTGGTGTGTGGAGGTAGCATTTTGCAATGGCTTCATGACCTCGACTGGAATCAGGTTGCGGTAGTTGGCGGCTTTGTGATTGGTGCAATCACTGCAGTGATGAACTTCTACTTCAAACACCGCCAGACAAAAGCCTATGAGAAAGCCCTCAAGGCCGGTTATGTCACACCACCGCCGGCGGAGGACTAAGCATGGCGATATCGGCCTCTTTAAAGAAAAAGCTAAGTGCTGCTATTGCTGGTGGCGCTATGGCGATCGCCGCGGTACTGATCCCCTCCCTTGAGGGAGTCGAATACAAGCCTTACCGTGATGTTGTTGGCGTGCTGACGGTCTGTTATGGCCACACCGGGCCAGACATTATTCCCGATAAGACGTACACCGAAGCGGAATGCAAAGCGCTGCTGGATAAAGACCTGGTGCCTTTCGCCCGTTCGGTAGAGCGCTCGGTGAAGGTGCCAGCCAGCGAATACCAGAAAGCGGCCCTGATCAGCTTCAGTTACAACGTGGGCGTTAAGGCTTTCGAGTCATCCACGCTACTGAAAAAGCTTAATGCTGGCGACAGCCGTGGCGCCTGTGACGAAATGAGGCGTTGGAATAAAGCTGGTGGCAAGGTCTGGAAGGGGTTGATTAACCGGCGTGAAGTTGAACGCGAGATCTGCAACTGGGGCCAATAATGAACCGATTAACGACGGCATTGGGTGCCGCTCTGCTGATCATTGTGCTGGCATGGCTGGCATTTCACTTCCACAGCAAAGCTGTAAGGGCTGGTGAGCAGGTTAAGCAACTTCAGAGCGATAACACCCTGCAGGCGAAGGCAATCGCCACACAGGCATTTCAGTTCCAGCGCGCCAACGAAATCAGCAACGCGGCGAATCAGTACGGCATCCACACCGACGCGGCCACCCAGGGGAAAGAAATTGAATACCGGACGATCCTCAAGAAACAGCCGACGTGCGATCTGGCTGTGCCTGCCGCTATTGCTGGTGGGTTGCTCGACTACACGCACCGTCTACGTTCCCGCGCAATGTCAGCCGATACCATCGTCGCTGACTCAACCGGTGCTGGCGCCACTGCCTCCGGCACCCTGACATACTGTCAGGCGGTGCTGTGGATTGATCCGCTGCTGGCGGCGCTCGACAAAGCGAACAACCAACTGCTGGCGATACGTCAGTTAGACAAGGGAGTACAGGATGGAAAACAAACATCGCAGTAGTGATGAAGATTGTGGCGAATCGTGGGCTACCGGTAGCTTCGAAGATGCGGCCAGGCCGTTAATCAGATGGTTGGCTGAAAACGCACACCCGCACCATACAGCCATTGTCACCAGCACGCGCGCTGAATTGCTAATGGCGGAGTCGGTAGTCAACACCGAAGACTACTTGAGAGACTAGGTTTATTTTACAAAATTCTGCAAAAGGCATTCACCGAGTGCCTTTGACAGAATAAATACGATGAATCCCCATGCGGTGGTTAACTGCATCGCCGGGGTTATATCCAGCGAACCAGCAGGAAATTCTAATATGGCATTATCAAAAGAAGAAGAGACTCAGCGGTTGATTCTGCTGGGGGCAATCAGTCAGTTGGATGAATCAGAACGGAATGAAATTTATGCACTTAAAGATAAGTTTCTGGAGGTGTTCAAAACGGCAACCAAGCCAGAGCTTGCAATGGCAGCCTTAGGATTGGCCTCAGCGGACGCTCAGAAATAGGGTTGATAAGGAGTCGAAATGACGCTGACAGAAGAACAGAAGGCGCTTTTCGATGCCCTGACGAAGCTGCAAAAGAAATTCGTTACCTGCCTATTGAATGGCGACCGCCAGGCGGAGGCCTACCGTAACGCGGGAGGGAAAGCGAAGGGCGACGGAGTCCACTCGAAAGCCGCTGTGATGGTAAGAAATGGTAATGTCCAAGCTTTCCTGAAGTCCGTGCAGTACGAAGCCATCAATGAGGCGATCATGACGCGCACCGAAGCGCTGGAGCGTTTGTCGAAGATGGGCCGAACCGCGCTGACTGATATCGCAGAATTCAAAAACTGTCAGATAGGCGAGGATGAAGAGGGCAAACCGGTTTATCAAGCGTCCTGGTCATTCCGCGATTCAGCGTTGCAAGACCCTGAAGCGATGGCGGCCGTTGCCGAACTGACGACGGGCAAGGACGGCATCAAGTTGAAGATGCACGACCCGAAGGCGGCGATTAAGCAGCTTGGCGAAATGATGGGCTGGGAAGCGCCGAAAAAGACCGAGCTATCCGGCCCTGGCGGTGGTGCTATCAAGACCGAGAACACCAACATGTCAGCCGAAGAGGCGGCAGAGGCCTATCGCAAGTTGATGGAGTAAAACTGCTGAAAACACCCCGGAAATTTAATTTCAGGGCTATGCAAAAACACCCCTGTTTTATGCATCGTTTATGCAGTCCGTTTCCGACCACTCCGACGAGAAAACCCTGACAAATCACCCACTGAGCGTAATCAGCGGTTGAGTGCTGTTTCGCCGGTGCGGGTAACGGTCATTATGTTAAATAACTCCATTTTTCACACATTTTTCCCAGAGTAGCGAGCTATGCCTATTCCGTTCCCGTTCGACTTCAAAAACCCGGATTACACCCAGGTGTTCGAATGGCGGATGGAGCGCCTGCAACGCATCAGGGCTAACCCGGAAACGCTGCCGGCTATTCGCGAGTTTTACCGTACCAATCCGGCCCAGTTCATCATCGACTGGGGCATGACGACCGACCCCCGCAACATCGACTACGGCCTGCCGGTGACAATCCCGTTTCTGCTGTTCCCCAAACAGGAAGAGTGGATCCACTGGATTATGACGCGCCGGGAAAACATGGAAAACGGCATCACGGAAAAGAGCCGTGAGATGGGGCTGAGCTGGACGGCAATCGGGCTTGCTTGTTCGCTGTGCCTGTTCAACAAAGAAATGGTGATTGGCTTCGGATCCCGTAAAGAGGAGTACGTGGACAGCACCGGCGACCCGAAGGCGCTGTTCTGGAAGGCGCGAAAATTTGTTGAAACGTTGCCGGTGGAGTTTCGCGGCAGCTGGAGCGAAAAAAAACACGCCCCCTATATGCGCGTTGAATTCCCCGATACGGGCGCTGTTATCAAAGGCGAGGCTGGCGATAATATTGGACGCGGTGACCGCACCACGCTCTATCTGGTGGACGAGGCGGCGTTCTTGCAGCGACCTTTGCTGATTGATGCTGCGCTGTCACAGACAACGCGCTGCCGTATCGATTTGAGTTCGGTCAACGGCATGGCTAACCCATTCGCCCAAAAACGTCATAGCGGAAAAATCCCGGTGTTCACGTTCCACTGGCGCAGCGATCCGCGCAAAGACGACGCCTGGTATCGCAGGGAATGCGACAAGATCGATAACCCGGTGGTGGTGGCGCAAGAGCTCGACCTTAACTACAGCGCATCCGCCGAGGGCGTGCTTATTCCGTCCGATTGGGTTCAGGCCGCTGTTGATGCGCATATCAAGCTGGGTATTCAGCCTACCGGTAAACGCCTTGGCGCAATGGACGTTGCAGACGAAGGGCGCGATAAAAACTCATTTTCGACCCGTCACGGCTTCCTACTGGAGAACGTCCGTGAGTGGTCAGGAGTCGGCAGCGACATCTACCAGTCGGTTGAGAAGGTTTTCGGGTTCTGCGACGCGGACAACATCGATGAGTACCGTTTCGACGAGGACGGATTGGGGGCTGGTGTTCGCGGCGATGCCCGCGCCATCAACGAGCTGCGTAAAGCCGCCCGCCGGCCGATGATTCTGGCGACCCCATTCAGGGGGAGCGGCGCGGTATTCGATCCCGACGATGAAGCGGTACGCGGCGACAACGGGCAGCAAGCACGACTGAACAAAGATTTCTTTGCCAATGCCAAAGCGCAGAGCTGGTGGCGTCTGCGCAAGTTGTTCCAGAACACCTACCGCGCGGTTGTCGAAAAAATGCCGTACAACCCCGACGAAATTATCTCCATCAGCAGCACGATGGAAAGCAAAGACAAACTCATCATCGAACTTTCACAGCCGACTTACTCAATCAACGGGGTGGGGAAAATCGTTGTGGACAAACAGCCTGACGGCACCAAATCGCCCAACCTGGCCGACTCGGTGATGATCAGTTACGCGCCAATGAATTCAGCCCTGAATATCTGGGAGCTGTTAGGGAGACAGGCCTGATGGCACGAAATAAACCCACCTCGAAACGGACGGCACAAGCCACCGCTGACGGGTACGAGAACTTTGTCGCCCGCGTGGGGATGCAAACCCCTAACCAGCATTCAGCATCGACTTACCGGGCAAACTTCACCAGTCGCAACCGCATGATGATTGAGTGGTCATATCGCTCATCCTGGGTGATTGGTGAAGCCGTAGACGCCATTCCTGACGATATGACCCGCAAAGGTATTCGCATCACCTCAGAGATTGACGCGAAAGACCGTGGCGTTATTGAGTCGCAACTGGACAACATGCAGATCTGGGATGCATTGAATGACGTGCTGAAGTGGTCGCGGCTTTATGGCGGTGCGGTTGGCTTCATCATGATCGAGGGGCAGGCGCCGTTTACGCCACTGCGCCTGGAAACGATTGGCGAAGGTAAGTTTAAGGGCATCCTCCCGCTTGACCGCTGGATGATTAACCCTGTGCTCACCCGCCGCATTAAAGAGATGGGGCCAGACCTCGGTAAGCCCGAATTCTACGACGTTGTGACGACCGCCACGGGCATTCCCGCCTGGCGGATACATCACAGCCGCCTGATCCGGTTCGACGGCGTTACGTTGCCATTCCAGCAGAAAATGACCGAGAACGAATGGGGGATGTCAGTTGTAGAGCGCATCTGGGACAGGCTGACCGCATTCGACAGCGCTACCGTAGGCGCTGCGCAGCTGGTTTACAAGGCACACCTGCGCACCTACAGCGTGGAGAAGCTTCGTGAACTGATCGCGCTTGGCGGCCCTGCGTTTGAGGCACTCCTGAAAAATATAGACCTTATCCGCCAGTTCCAGAGCAATGAGGGCATGACGCTCATGGACACCAAGGATAAGTTTGAAACGCACCAGTACAGCTTCAGCGGGCTTGATGACGTCATTTCACAGTTTGCGGAGCAGATCAGCGGCGCCGTCGGCATTCCGTTGGTGCGCCTGTTCGGCCAGTCTCCGAAAGGTTTCTCAACCGGTGACGCTGACCTTGCGAACTACTACGACCGCGTCAGCTCGTTGCAAGAGCGCCGCCTGCGCCTGCCGCTTCGGAAGGTACTGGACATCATGCACCGCTCTGAGCTTGGCAAGGAGCTACCGGAGGATTTCACTTTTGAGTTTAATCCGCTGTGGCAGATGTCCGACGTTGACCGCTCAACCGTGGCGGTGAACACCGTGACGGCCATCAGCACCGCGCTGAATGACGGGCTGATGTCGCCAAAGGCTGCGATGACGGATTTGCGCGAAAACTCGGATGTGACGGGTATTGGTGCATCGATCACTGATGAGGACATCGATAATGCGCAGTCGCAGTATGAGGAGCCTGAACTTGAAACCGGCCCTGCGCCGGCGTTCAGAAATCCAGTATCAGAAAAGCCTACTGGGGATAGTCAGTCAGATAAATCAGATCGTAACTGGCTCCTACGATGGTTCCCAGGCAAGCGCTGACACGGTAGCCGATCACCTCATCGACTACTCTCAGGTGCTGGACGACTGGGCGGCAATGGTCGGCCAGAAAATGTTCCTGCAGGTGGAGCGTGAGGAGTGGAACCAGTGGAAATCGGTATCACAGCAGATTTCCGAGGGGCTTCGGGATGTGGTCGGCAATACGCCGATCGGCCAGGTGACACAGGATATTGTCTACCGGCAAATCCAGTTGATGAAGTCCCTGCCGCTAGAAGCCGCAGATCGCGTCCGAGAAATCCAGCAGCGCGCCATACAGGCCACCATTCACGGCGAACGCCCCGACGCGCTGTACGAGATGATCATGCAGTCCGGTGATGTGGCGGCCAGTAGGGCGAAGATGATTGCCCGCACGGAGATCGGACGTGCCACGGGCGCACTGACGCAGGCCCGCGCTCTTGCTGTTGGCTCTGAAGGGTATTGGTGGCGCATTGAGGGCGCCGGCACGCGACCATCGCATAAAAAAATGCGGGATAAGTTCGTGTACTGGCATAACCCGCCGACGCTGGACGGCATGACCGGTCATGCCGGTTGCCTGCCTAACTGCAAATGCTGGTCTGACGTTCACATACCTGGGCCGAGAAAGTGAAAAATGCGGGCTTCGCCATCAATTCTCACTGAACTGCAATAGTGGTGAATTGTTGCGAAAATGTTGTATTGAAAAACGTGGATTTTCAGCCGAGAAAGTTGGCAGTTTTACGTCTCTCAGCCCGCATTTGCAGCGAGTGCCGATCGCGTGGTGCGCAAAAGGTCTATTATGTTAAATACGCCGGAAATCGGCGAAATTATCACCCTCGGTACAGGTCGCGCAAGCGGCCTTTTTTATGCCCGCCATTCAGCAGGTAACCCATGAAATATTTCTTTGAAACCCGACTGGGTGAGACGCGCTACAGGCTGGCTGACGGCTCGCTGCTGTGTAAGGACGTGCCGATCGCCCGAACGGGTACGCAAGTCTACTCTGCCAAAGACCTGCCGAATCTGAAGCCGAACGCAGCGGGAGAAATCATCGTCAGACGCTCGCCAGAGCAGGTATTCGATCCTGCTACTCTGGCTTCGTTTGAGGGGATGAGCATCACGGTGCTGCACCCAGAGGACGCGGAAGGCAACGTTCGCCTGATCAATCCGCAGAACTGGAAAGAGCTTGCGCATGGTCATATCCAGAACGTTCGGCGCGGGACGGGCGATCAATCCGATCTGATGCTGGCCGATATCATCGTCAAAGATGAGTACGCCATCCAGCTGATTGAGGAAGGTCTGCGGCAGGTGTCATGTGGCTATGATGCGGAGTATGAACAAACGGCCCCTGGTACAGCTGACCAGGTGGATATCACAGGAAACCATGTGGCTCTTGTTCCAAAAGGCAGAGCCGGAAATCGTTGTGCAATTGGAGACAGAGACACAATGGCAACTCAAAAGAAAAGCTGGCTACAGCGCCTTCGTTTCGCCCACAAGACAGGTGACGCGGACACGATGAACGAACTGCTGGAATCTGCTCCGGCAGCCGTGACAGTGGATGAGGGGGATTTGCCAAGCGGCGTAAACCTCAACATCAATCTTTCACCTCAGCAGCCGCTCCCGAAGAAAGATCCGGAGATGGGCGGCGAGCCTACCGGCGACGGTGAGGACGATATCAAAACCTTGCTGAAAGCGCTGCTGGCAAAACTCGAAGTGACGCCAACTGGTGACAATGGCGAAAACCCTGAAGACAAGAACAAAAAAGATCCCACCGGCGACGGCGAGGAAGACGAAGAAGAAACCACGATAACCGGCGATTCTGCTTACCGTGCGGAAGTCATCGTTCCTGGTATCGACCTCAGCCGCAAGGTGAAGCCAACCGCCTTTAAACGTGACGTGCTGGCCGCTGCTGATAAAGCGCTGGTTCGCCAGGTGGTGGGTGACGCTGATATCAGCAAGCTGCCGAAACAGTCGGTCAACATGGCGTTTAACGCCATCTCTGAGATTGCGAAAGGTCGCAATACCCGAGAAATCACAGGTGACGCGCAGCGCCTGAATCTTGGCCCCCAAAACATCTCCGCCCTGAACAAGCAGAACGCCGAATTCTGGTCTAACCGAAAAGGATAAAACAATGACTTCATACCTGTACCGGATGCCTGTGGGCATTGCCGGGGCTATCTCTCGCCCGCAGGATTTGACCGTAGAGCCGGTAATCCTCAAATCCGCTAACGCTTTCCCTGCTTATGGCCTGGCGGGGAAAATAGACGCGGACGGTTTCTTTGTGCCGCTGGCTGACGGTGACACCGCCGACAAAGTGAAAGGCATCTATGTGCGACCTTACCCAACCACGTCGCAGCCTGACATGGTTCGCCAGGTAGGCACCGATAAGAACTTCCCCGGCGATGCAATGAAGCGTGGCTACATGACGGTTAACGTGGGCTCCGATGCCAGCACCATCAAAAAGGGCGCACCGGTCTACATCGTCGTTTCCCCTGACGCTTCTATCGATGTTCCCTTGGGCGGTTTCATGGCGACGCTGGTTACCGACAAAACCGTTCTGCTGCCAAACGCAGAATTCACTGGCGCCGGCGATGCCGACGGCAACGCTGAAATCTCCTGGAAGATTTAAGGAAAAGACGAATGATTACTTTTGATCAGGCAACCGTTGATAGCTCCGGTGCGTTTCTCATCGGCGAGCTGGAGCGCCTCGACCAAACGCTGAACTTGCCGCTGGTTGGCTATACCTGGAGCCGTGATATTCAGCTGCGTGAAGACGTGTCGATTGCTGATGACATCTCCAGCTGGACAAACACCAGTTTTGGCGCAGCCGGTACTGGCGCAAACCCGAACGGCAAGAACTGGATCGGTAAAGACTCTACCGCCATTGCGGGTGTGAACGTCGATATCGGTAAAGACGGCAACCCACTGAACCTGTGGGGCATGGAATTGGGCTGGACTGTTGTTGAACTGGCGGCAGCGCAGCAGGTTGGCCGTCCGATCGATACCCAGAAATACGAGGGTATGCAGCTCAAGTGGCAGATGGACAACGATGAGCAGGTTTACATCGGCGATGATTCACTGGGGCTGAAAGGGTTGACCAACCTGGTCGGCGTTACGCTGAACAACGCGCCGAAGACCTGGGCGGCATCCACCAATGACGAAATTCTGGATAGCGTGAACAGCATTTTGTCGAATGCCTGGGCAGCGTCTGGCTATTCCGTTGTGCCTTCTGATCTGCGCATTCCGCCTGAGCAGTATTCTTTGCTGGCGAGCCGCAAGGTTTCCGAGGCGGGTAACATGTCTCTGCTGAGCTATCTCTCGGTTAACACCATTGCATATCATCAGAACGGCGTGCCACTGGAGATCAAGGCCGTCAAATGGCTGAAGAAACGCGGTGTTGGTGGCAAGGATCGCATGGTGGCATACACCAACGACAAGAAATACGTCCGCTATCCGCTGGTTCCTCTGCAGAGCGTGCCTATTCAGTATCGCGGCCTGTACCAGATCGCCACCTACTACGCCAAGCTGGGTGCGGTTGAGCCGGTGTACAAAGAAACCCTGTCCTACGTGGATGGCATCTGATCACCAGAACGGCCCCGCAAGGGGCCTGAAGGATTACCGAAATGACAAAAGAAAAGCTGGTTACGATCCACGTACACACCCCATTCAAACTCACTCACGCGGATAACTCGGTGCAGGAGTTCGGCAAGGGACGCCACAACGTTCCCGAGTCTGTGGCCGCTCACTGGTTTGTCGAAGCGCACACCGAAGCATTGGGCGATTTCACCCCGCCAAATCTCGACGAAGCCGGCGCGCAACGCATTGCTGAGCTGGAAGGCAAGGTTACCGAACTGCAGCGGCTTCTGGAGATTGAAAAGGACAAGGTGGTAGAGCAAACCGAACAGCTGCAGGCTGCTGCCGCCGGTCTGGTTGAGCGTAATGAACAAATCACCGCGCTTAACTCCCAGATAGCGGATCTGACCGCACGACTGGAGAAATCCAATGGAGCAGCCAAGAAATAAGTCACTGCCCACACCTGCAGACTTTCGCCGCGACTTTCCACAATTCGCTGATGACGTTGCCTACCCAGAACCGCAGATACAGTTTCGCCTTAACCTGGCCGATATCCTGCTGAGCGAGAAACTTACTGGCGCCAAAATATTCCCCTATCTGGTGGAGCTATTTGTGGCCCATTACATGGCGCTCTTTGCTCAGGATCAGCGGTCTGCAGCTGCCGGCGGTGCGGGCGGTGCATCCAGCGGTGTCCAGACATCAAAATCGGTTGATAAGGTCAGCGTGAGCTATGACGCAAGCGCGACGCTTAACCCTGATGCTGGATTCTGGAACAACACGCGCTACGGCGCGGAGTTCTGGCAACTGATCACGATGTTCGGGGCAGGCGGCCGGCAGCTATGAAAAGCGGACTCAAGGTCATGAAGGACAACGCCGACTCGGTGCTGTCGTCTTTGCGCTCTCTGTCAAAAATGGATGTGCTGGTGGGCATTCCAGAGGCTAATGCAACGCGTGAGGATGGCGAGAGCTTGAACAACGCGGAGATCGGCTATCTGCAATCTACCGGCGCCACGGTGCAGCTTGGCGGACAAACCGTCACGCTGCCACCGCGCCCGTTTCTGGATATGGGGATCGAGGACACTAAGCCGCGAACCACAGAACACCTGAAGGTTGCGGCCGTGGCTGCGCTAAACGGCAAAACGGAGGCGGCGCAGCGGGATCTTGAAAGCGCTGGGCAGATTGCGCGGGATGGCGCCAAGGCTGTCATTAGTGCCGGTGACAGGCTTCACCCTCTCTCTGAGATGACGAAGGCTAACCGGCGCGCCAGAGGCATTCCCGGCGACAAGCCGCTCTATGCGCATGGCTACCTGCTGCGCTCAATCACTTACGTGGTAAGGAGTAAATAATGCCGCTTCTCGACGTAACGGAGATTCTTCTTGACCCTGACTTTTGCGACACGACGCTGGTTTGCAAGCGTCAGGTGCAAAGCAGGGATGAGGATAACTTTGTAACTAACGCCACGCAGGAAATACCGTTTGCTGGCGTGGTAACGGTAGATCGCTCACTGGAAGCGCAGCGAATGATTGCCGGGCAAAACATTGCCGGCGCCATTCTCATCGTGACGCAATTCCGTCTTACGCGCGGTAATCGTGATGGGTTAGATGCCGATATCGTGCCGTATGAGGGGTATAGCTATCGTGTAACGAAGGTTGACCCGTATACGCGCTATGGTGCTGGGTTTGTGCAGGCTCATTGTGAATTGCTTGATGAGGCGTAGGCCATGAGTAACGACAGCACAGCGCCCGGATACCTGACGCCGGTCAGCGATGGGCCAACCTACGACGAAGCGCTGGAGCGCCAGATCAGTCGGTGGATCCGTGGTGTCACCGGCATGGATGCGGGCGGTGTCTATCCGCGTTGGACTGACCCGCAACCGCAGATACCGAAAAACGGCACCACCTGGTGCGCCTTCGGCATTACCGGCGTACAGGAAGACGCCAACCCCGCGTATATCCAGAGCGATGAAAGCGCCGAGCAGTGGTCGCATGAAACCATCGATATTCTGGTGTGCTTCTATGGCCCGCAGGGAATGACGGTAGCAACCCGTTTCCGTGATGGCCTATTTGTCTCGCAGAACAATGACGAGCTGAAAAACAGCGATCTGACCCTGCTCGACTGTGGGCGGATATTCAACCTTCCAGAACTCATCAACAATCAGTGGGTGCGCCGGTACGACATCGCCGTGCGCCTGCGTCGCAAAGTGATCCGCGAGTACGGCATCAAGTCGCTGGTGGACGCGTCTGTTAAATTCTTCGGAGAGTAATTATGGCTCAGCAGGGTGGTTTACCCGTCCGTAACGTTATTGACGTCACGGTAAATATGGCCTTGCGCGCTGCGCAGGCTCGAAACTTTGGTTCGCTGCTGATTATTGGCGCATCGACAGTCATCGACGCCAGCGAACGGATGCGTTCCTATTCCGGTATCTCAGGGGTGCAGGCAGATTTCGGTATCCAGGCGCCTGAGGCGTTAGCCGCTCAGGTTTACTACTGGCAGCGCCCACAGCCGATCGACCTGTATGTTGGTCGCTGGGTGAAAGAAGATACCGCCGCAGCGTTGCGCGGGGCTATCCTGACCACTGAACAGCAGGCGATGACCAATTTCACAGCCGTGACCGATGGCGCGATGAAAATCAGCATCGATGGGACGGTAAAAACGGTCTCGGGCGTTGACTTGTCGGCAGAAACAAATCTGAATGGCGTCGCCGCGCGTGTGGCTGAAAAGCTGACCACGGCGAACGTCGTCTGGGATGCGAACAACGCGCGGTTTGTCGTGAGCTCGAAAACCACAGGCGAGGCGTCCGCAGTCGGCTTTGCTACACCAAACGCAACGGGAACCGATATTTCCGCGCTGATGGGCATTCTTGAAGGCACCGGCGCGAAAATTATCGCCCGCCAGCCGGAGGAAACCATAGCTGAATGCGTCGCGAAATTTATCGATCTGTCGTCAAAATGGTATGGCCTGTATATCGCCGAGACGATTTCTGATGATGAAGTGCTCGCAGTTGCCGGCCTGATCCAATCCGATGACGTTTCACGTATCTACGCCCACACCACGCAAAACACCGCCGTGCTCGACGCGGACAATAACACCGACATTGCCAGCCGGCTGAAAGCTGCGGCGTTCGGTACAACCTGTGTGCAGTATTCCAGCCAGAGCCCTTACGCTGCTGTGTCGATTCTGGGGCGAGCATTCACCGTTAACTTCAGCGGCTTCAATACCACGATCACCCTGAAATTTAAGCAAGAGCCGGGGATCGTCGCGGATACGCTGACGCAAACTCAGGCGCTGACCCTGCAGCAGAAAAACTGCAACGTGTTCGTTAACTACGACAACGACACGGCGATCTTGCAGGAAGGGGTGATGTGTAACGCCGACTTCTTTGACGAACGCCACGGCCTGGACTGGCTGCAGAACTACGTGCAGACCAACTATTACAACCTGCTCTATACCAGCAACACCAAGGTGCCTCAGACCGACGAGGGCGTTACCCGACTGCTGACCAACGTAGAGGCCTCGCTGGCGCAGGGTGTGGAAAACGGCCTGATTGCTCCGGGTGTGTGGGGCGGCGACAGCTTCGGCGCACTGAGTACGGGTGACACGCTGACCAAAGGCTATTACACCTACGCACCGCCGATTGCCCAGCAGGTTCAATCTGAGCGAGAGGCTCGCAAAGCGCCGGTGATCCAGTGCGCAATCAAACTGGCCGGCGCCGTGCACTTCGGCGACGTCATCATCAACGTTAACCGCTAAGGAGCCGGTAAATGTCAACGTATAGCTTTTTAGACGTATCGGCCAGCATCACCGGTGTTGGCGGTTCTATCGACCTCGGTAATGGCGCGGCCACTTCTGACGAAGGGATCACCGTCACCATGTCGGAAAACAAGAACACCATGGTGACCGGTGCTGACGGGGAGGTGATGCACAGCCTTCACGCCAGTAAATCAGGCACGATCACCGTGAGCCTGCTCAAAACCAGCCCGGTGCATGCCAAATTGTCGGTGATGTATAACGCACAGTCCCAGTCTTCGGCGACGTGGGGGAACAACGTGATCGTCATCCGAAACAAGTCCAGTAACGACATGACCACGGCCCGCAGTGTGGCATTCCAGAAACAGCCAGACCATACCAACGCCAAAGACGGCAATATAGTTTCCTGGGTGTTCGATTGCGGCAAGATCGACCAACTGCTCGGCACGTTTTAAGGGGTAATTCATGGAATTTGAAATTAAGGGCCAGAAGTACAGCGCGGTCAAGCTGGGTGTATTCGAACAGTTGAAAGTCTCTCGAAAACTGCTGCCGGTGCTGGCGGGCATTTTGGGCGAACTGAAGGGTGGTAAAATCACCATCGAATCAGCCCTGCCGATCATCGCTCAGTCTATTGCCGACCTCAAGGAAGAGGACTGCAACGCCATCATCCACCCCTGCCTTGCGGTAGTTTCGCGGAAAAACGGCAAAAACTTCAACTCCGTGTTCACCGGCGGTCAGCTGATGTTCGATGACATCGATCTGATGACCATGCTGCAGATCGTCGGCAAGGTGGTTGGGGACTCGCTGGGAAATTTTTTGCAAGAACTCCAAGGCAGCGAGACGGGCGACCAGGCGCAGGAATAACGCTGGATGTGCTACCTGGTGGTGAGGATTACCTCATGCGTCCGGTGCGCAAGGGATTATGTAAATACGAGGCGCTCAAGGACGGGCGCATTGACCTCTACGACATCGCGCTGATGAACGACTACCTGGACTTGGAAGCCGATAACGAAGCGAAGATAGCGAAGTGGAGACAGGATAATGAACGCTGAAACCCTCAAGGACTTTCTGATCTCGCTGGGCTTCGAAATTGACTCGGCTGGAGAGAAGAAGTTTTCTGCCGTCGTCGCCGGTGTCACGGCGAACGTGCTCAAAATGGGTGTGGCGGTTGAGGGTGCGGCGCTGTCGGTCATTGCCTTCACAACGAAGATTGCCCAAGCATCCGATCGGCTGTATTGGGCATCGCAACGCACCGGCGCATCCGTTGCCGGTATTCGCGCGCTGGGCTATGCCGCATCACAAACCGGTTCAGATGCGGCCGCTGCCCAGAACTCACTGGAAAGCCTCGCGCGTTTCATCCGTAACAATCCTGGCGCCGAAGGGTTCCTGAACCGCCTGGGGGTGAATACGCGCGGTGCAAACGGCCAGATGCGTGATACCGCTGCCATCTTTACCAGCGTCGGGGATAAGCTGCGCAACATGCCGTATTACCGCGCCAACCAGTACGCGCAAATGCTCGGCATTGACGAAAACACCCTGATGGCAATGCGCCGGGGGATATCCGGGTTTACAGCAGATTATCAGGGCATGCTGAAGGCGGTAGGGCTGGACTCCGATAAAGCCGCTGCGCAATCCAATAAATTTATGACCTCCATGCGCAGCCTGACAGCGCTTCTGGGCATGGCAAAGGACAAGATAGGCTCCGACCTTGCTGGAGGCCTGAGCGGCTCACTGGAGTCGCTACGTAAGCGCATCATGGACAACTTCCCCAAGATAGAGGGCTTCATTACCAAAACAGTGAAAAGCATCCTCTGGCTGGCGGAGGCGTTCGGGCGAATGCTCTATCGCGGATACCAGGCGATCGACAAGGTGATCGAGTGGTGGAAAGGGCTTGATAGCGAGTCAAAAAAACTGCTTGGCACCTTTGGCGCATTGCTGGTGGCCTGGCGCATGCTGAATAGCGCATTCTTGATGTCGCCTATCGGCATGCTCACTGCATTGATTGTCGCGATGGGCTTGCTCTGGGACGATTACCAGACTTGGAAAGAAGGCGGAAAAAGCCTGATTGACTGGAAAACGTGGGAGCCGGCAATCACCAAGGCCAGGGAAGCGATGATCTGGCTGCGCGATAAGCTGCTCGAACTGAAAGATGCCGTCGGCGGCTGGAAGACTGCACTGGAGATTTTGGCGGGGTTTATCGCGGTCAGCTGGGCGGCGAAGATGATTGGCGCCATAAGCTCTGTGACCAAAAGTGTCGGTGGGTTAACCAAAGCCTTTAAAGGGATTGGGCGCGCTGGGGTGATTGGTGGGGCGCTGGCGCTGGAGGAGTATGTTGCCAAGCCGCTTGAGGAAAAATACCCCTGGTTGAAAAACAACATGGTTGCCAACCTCCTCAACAACTTGCCGGGTAGCGACACGGTTGACGAGTGGGGGCGCAAGCTGTTGCCGTGGCGCCAGGGTGAACCAGACCAGCACGCGCAATCTGCCGGCACTCCTCGGGGAATACGGAACAATAATCCGGGCAATATCGATTATGTCGGCCAGGCCGGCGCCACACTGGAGCGACCAGGCGGCCGGTTTGCCCGGTTCGAAACCGCGTTCGACGGTTTGAAGGCGATGGCGCGCCAGTTGCTCCGCTACTTCGATGGTAAAACTACCGGGAGACGGCTGCAGACTATTTCTGAAATCATTTCGACGTGGGCGCCGGGTAATGAGAACAACACCGCCGCCTACATCAAGCAGCTGTCTGACATGATGGGTGTCTCTCCTAACGCACGTCTCAACCTGCGCGATCCGAGCACGATGTCGGCGCTAATGGGCGGCATCATCCATCATGAAAATGGGCGGAACCCTTACAGTGGTGAGGTTATAGGAATGGCTGCGCGTTCAGCAACAGGCGGCGCCACGGTGCAGCAGGAAACTAATATTCACATCCACGGCGTTAGCGATCCGCTCAGCGCGGGTAAAGCCGCCGCAGGCAAGCAGGTAGAAGTCAATTCGCAGCTTACTCAGCAACTGAAGAGGGTCGGATGATATGGATATTCTCTCAGTGCTGTTTTCACAGCAAACCAGGAAGATAGGCGTCATCGTGCCAAGTGTCGCTATCTCGGAAAAGCACAACGACACGCTGGAGATTACTGAACACCCCGTAGAGCGGCCTACCGCTGAAGGTGCGGGGTTTATTTCCGACCATGCGTATCGGCGCCCCTCTGAGGTGACAATGGAACTGGGTTTCGCTGGTGGTGGTTCATTGCTGGATGGGGTGGACACAACGCAGATGTTTGACCTCAACAGCGGCTTGTCACTGGGTGATAGCCCTCGCGACGTGTATCAGAAATTGCTCAACCTGCAACGCGACCGCCGGCCGTTCGACGTCACCACCGGCAAGCGCCAGTACCAGAACATGCTGATTAAGTCTCTGGATGTCACCACCGACAAAATCAGTGAGAACGTGCTGATGTGCGTATTGACGCTGCGAGAGGTGATCATCACGCAAACTTACACTATCAAGGTTGCCGATAAGTCGAATATGACTGACGGCGTCAGTACGGCGCCCGTTCAGGATGCCGGCGTTAAATCACCGAAGGCGGCGAACGAAAGCCTGTTGTTCCAGGCACAGGGCGGCGCAAACGCGCTGTTTGGTATTTTTAACCGAGGTGCCGGATGAATATTCAGGAAATTCCCCTGACGCCGACGAACCAGCAATTCGCTATCACGCTTGGAGAACAACAGCTCAACATGCGGATCACGTGGCGAGATGAGGCCGGTTGGCTGCTGGATTTAATGGACGGTGCCGGGGCTGAGTTGGTGAACAGCATCCCGTTGGTGCCTGGCGACAACCTGCTCGGGCAATACGCCTATTTGGGGCTGAAAGGCGCGCTGGCGGTGCTGGTGGACAACAACGAACCAGAGCTGCCGACGAAAACCAATCTGGGGATTGGCAGCCATCTTTACTACGTGCAGGAGTAGGTCATGAGTCAAAACTGGATGCGCCATTTTGAGCTGCAGCTTTTCGACCAGCAGGGGAATGGCGTAAGCCTGTCCGATTTTAAGGTGCTGTTCGACGTTCAGAAAATGCCAGCTACCGTGTTCAATGGATTTGTGGGCAACTTCAAAATTTACAACCTGTCGCCGGACACCCAGAACAAAATTATGGGCAAGGAGTTTTCCCGCATCCGGGTGATCGCCGGCTATGACGGTATCGCGCCTGATGCAGATGCCGACCTGGTCGGCAAGATGCGCTCTGTCGATGCGGCGCAAAGCGGCCAGCGTGACGGCCAAAACTTCGGGCTGATATTCAACGGCGATATTCGCTTCACCATTACCGGTAAGGACAACGTGACCGACAGCTGGATCCTGCTGCAGTGTATCGACAGTTGGGAGGGGCATCTCGGGGCTATCACGAAAACAACCGTGGCCGCCGGCTGGACGTATGCCGACTTGTTCGACCAGGGCATGAAGTCCTATGCACCGTTCGGAATTTCTGCCGGGTCAGTGCCGGACATGCCGCCTACCGTATTCCCTCGCGGAAAGGTCATTTTCAAAACCACGTCGGCGCTGATGTACGACATAGCGGGCCAGTGCAAGGCTAACTGGTGGTTCGAAAATAACCAGGTGCATATTCTGCCGGAAAGCAAATACCTCAACGAGGCCATTGTGCTGAACGCGAACACAGGCCTGATTGACCGACCACAGCAGACGATGGGGAATGGCATTAATGCCCGCTGCCTGATTAACCCGAACATCAAACTCGGCGGCCTGATCCGTATCGACCAGGCGGCGGTTTACCGCGCCTCTCTGGCGAATGATGATATCGCAATGGCCGGTGGCCGCCTGTCGGAGACGGTAGATAACGGCAACCTGTCAGTAAGCACCGGGCGCGGCGATCGCATTCCTCCATCCAGCATCAACATGGACGGGGATTACATCGTCTACAGTATCGACTATCATGGGGACACAAGGGGCAACGCTTGGTACATGGATCTGATGTGCATCGCGCGCGGCTCGAAGGATTTGCAGACCAACACAGCGCTGAACAAGGCATACTGAAAAATGAAGATAAAGGCTTTACTAATTGTCGCCGCTCTAATTCCTGTCGTTAGCTATGCCGACTCACAGTGTGGGCCTTTCTTCCTTGGTACAAGCCAGGCTAACGATGGTTTGGCGCGTATTAATGGCGCCAAGCCACTGAGCCAAAAAGTCACTTTCTTGAAGAAGAAAGAGGACTACGACAATGTCATGTTTCAGTGGATGGTCGAAGACCCCAAAACAGGGCAGCTGCTGGGAATCGAATACGTGAAGCGCGCCGGTAAGGCCATTCTGAACGCTGAGGCCGTCCGCGCCAACATGGACGCCCCCCGAGTGTTTGGCACCTATGACTGCGTGAGGGTGAAGTAGCTCTCAGGCATAAAATCAGAACCACACAGACCCGCTTCGGCGGGTTTTTTTATGGGAAAAATTCATGCCGGTATCAATCCCCTCTCAGGTCGGCGGCGAGCAGAACATGGCTACCGCGCTGACCGATGACATCATGTCAAATCTGCGCGTGGCGCTGCCTGGCATCATTCAGTCTTTCGACCCGGAAACCGTCACTTGCGTTGTGCAGCCTGCGGTCAAAGGCTATGAGTCCGACGACGCTGGAAAGAAATCTTCCCTAAGCCTGCCGCTGATGGTGGATATACCTGTCATTTTCCCGCGTGGCGGTGGCATCACGCTGACGTTTCCGGTCAAGGCTGGTGATGAGTGCCTGCTTGTTTTTGCAGACCGCTGTATCGATTTCTGGTGGCAGAACGGCGGGGTTCAGGAACCGGTAGACGGCCGCATGCACGACCTGTCCGATGCATTCGCTATCGTCGGCCCACAATCACAGGCGCAGAAAATCAGCGGCGTCAGCACCAGTACAGCGCAGCTGCGCACCGACGACGGCGCCGCATTTATCGAACTTGACCCCAGCAGCCACGCTGTGAACGTTACGACGCCGGGCAAGCTGGCGGCCAGCGCGCAGGGCGGCACGGAGATCAACGCCCCCGAAATTGTGCTCAACGGAAACGTGACCATCAACGGCAACCTGTCGCAGGGCATGGGTGACGGTGGCGGCACGGCGACAATGCTGGGGCCGGTCAACGTGACGAACGACGTCAACGCCGGGGGCATCAGCCTGCAGACGCACAAGCACGGTGGTGTAGAAACTGGCGGCGGCCAGACGGGAGGCCCGCAGTGAGATACCGGAAAGAAGACAAGAACGGTGATTACAGCTTCGGGCGCGGCGAGGGTGATTTCTTCATTAACACGCCCGAGGCGGTGGGCATGGCGGTGATCAGCCGCCTGCAACTGCGAAAGGGTGAATGGTTCCTCGATACCACCGCCGGCACCGACTGGACGCAGATACTCGGCAAATACACGTCGGGCCTCTATGACATCGTGATCCGCGAGCGCATCCTCGGCACGCCGAACGTGACCGAGATCGTCGAGTACCAGAGCCAGCGCGATGTCGATACGCGCGACCTCCTGATCACCGCCACCCTAAACACTGCCTTCGGCCAAACCTCGGTAACCACCTATGTATGAAGACATTATCGATTCGATGCTGCCAAAAATAACGGCGGCAGGGATGAGCGCGCCTGAATTCCAGACCATCCTCACCGGGTGGCAGACGATTTTTCGCGGCATTTATGGCGATGACATCTACATCGAGCCAGACAGCAAAGACGGCGTGCTGTTGTCGCTGATCGCCTACGCGATGCACGGAGGTAACAATGCGGCGATCGCCACCTGGAATGCGTTTAGCCCGGCGACCGGCACCGGCGCGGGGTTGGCGAGTAACGTCAAAATCAACGGCATCAGCCGAAAGGCGCCGTCAAATTCCACGGTTGACGTGAAGCTGATCGGCCAGGTTGGCATAGTTATCAGAAATGCCTCAGTACGCGATAGCGCTGGGAACCTCTGGGATTTACCGGCAGAGGTGGAGCTCGATATTCACGGCCAGGCGGTGGTAACGGCGACGGCGCAGAAGGCAGGCGCCATCACTGCGCTGCCCGGTGATGTTTCGCAAATCGCTACACCGACGCGCGGCTGGCAATCCGTCACGAACCCTGAAGCGGCCACCGCCGGTAAACCGGTGGAAACTGACGCCGAACTGCGGCAACGGCAGGCGCTCAGCGTCGCGCTACCGTCCCGAACTGTCATGGAAGGCCTGATAGGCGCTATTGCCAATATCACCGGTGTGACGCGCTATAAGGGCTACGACAACGACACTTCGGAAACCGACATCAACGGCGTGCCGGCGCATGCGGTTTCGATGGTGGTAGACGGCGGCGATGCAGAAGAGATCGCCCGGATCATCGCGATAAAAAAATCACCTGGCGCGCCGACGTTCGGCACTACGACGGTGATCGTCAAGGACGCCTACGACACAGACAAGCCGATCCATTTTTTCCGGCCGAACAAAGTCCCGATTTACGCGGCTATCAAAATTAAGGTGCTTCCTGGCTACACCAGCGACATCGGCGAAGACATAAAAAAAGCCGTGTCCGACTACATCAACACGCTCTACATCGGTGACACCGTTTATTTTTCCCGGCTCTATGTTCCCGCCACGCTGGGAAATGCCGCCAGCGGGAAAACCTATGACCTGATGACGGTGAGCATTGGAAAAGATGCAGTCACGATGAGCGAGGCCAACATTCCGATCCTGTTTAACGAGTCTGCGACCTGTTCGCCGGAGAATATCGCAATTATCACGGTGGCATGATGATCAACAAATACACTGCATTAATACCCGCTTATCACTGCCAATTCCCCAACTACTTCGCCACCGTCAATGCGGTTACTGAGGCTTTCGTGCGCCAACAGGACAGCACGCGCGGTATCGTGCCGGCCTTTGACCTCGACAACGCCATCGGCGCTCAGCTCGATGTTATCGGCCTGTGGGTGGGGCGCGGGCGCCGCATACGCGCGCCGGCAGTGAACCATTATTTTTCGTTTGATGACCCGGAGCTAGGGTTCGACCTGGGAACATGGAAGGGGCGCTACGATTCCGGCGACGAGTATATCGATCTGGATGACGACACCTATCGAACGGTGCTCCGCGCCAAAATCGGCGCCAACAATTGGGACGGCACAGTAGAAACGCTGCCCGCCGTTCTGGCGGCCATTTATCCGGAAGGCGGTATCGCGATCACTTTTTCGGACAACTTGGATATGAGCATGACGATCACTGCTCGCGGTGCAGTAATACCCGCAATTACTAAAGAAATTATTCGGCAAGGTTATCTCTCGATTAAACCGATGGGGATCACCGTCAATTATGAAGTTGCGGAGGGATAAATGGCGAAGAATGAATTTAAACCGTTTGCCATCGGTGAATATGCAAACGTTTTGACCCAAGCAGAATATGAAGCACTTCCAGCCGTCGGAACAGGGTATACGGCAGGTATAGCGAAAAGCGAGCAACTTAATAAAACATGGCGCCAGGCATCGGTAATTTCTGCTGTTTTAGGTAACTTTATTGCAGAGCAATCTGGTGATGATGTTCTCGATGATGGTGATTTAAATAAACTGAAATTATCACTTGAGAAAGCAATTCATCAATATTTGGCAGGTAGCTCAGTCGATGGACGATATGTTTTAAAGACGCAGAAAGTTAACGGTAAATCGCTCTCCGGCGACATTGCACTATCCTCTGGTGACGTGGGCGCCCTGCCAATTACCGGGGGGACAATCACCGGGCCTATAAATACCCTTGGTGACGTTGGCACGCAAGGTGGAGTAGTGGTTTTTCGTCATGCAGATGGGCATCAAACTGGCGTAGTGGCAGCTTACGATGATGGTTCACTGGCTGTAAGCCGAAGTGATAGTGGTCGCGGTTTTGGCGTGGATGCCGCAGGGAATTTTTACACAACTAATGGAGTGCCAATTTTCGAGTCGGGCCAACGGGTTTACAGCCCAAATAATCGACCGGATGAACTGCATGTCGATGGCGATAATTGGTGGTCGCGCGATTCTGCAGGGAAAATCGTGCAGGGAGGAATAGTAAATCGTTCGGCAAACTCAAATCCCGTGTCTTTCCTAATTCCATTCCCCAATAAATTATTAGGCATCAAGTTAACATTAAGACAGGTTAGCGAAAGCGGCGGCTCCACCGACAATATTATTGCCCAAGGTGCCAATAATTCAGGGTTCTTTGTATGGATGAACGCTAACGAATTATCCGCATATTGGGAAGCAACAGGGTATTAAAGTTTCCACCATTCAAAATGAGAATGAATTTATGGCTAATAACGGTTTGCCAGTCACTGACGTGGTAGGGGTTTCTGTTACCCTTGGTCAGCGCCGCACTGCCGGCGCATCTGCAGGTGATGCATACGCGCAGGCAGCTCAAGGCAGTGCAATTTCAGCGGCTAACTCCGCCGCAAAAGCCACTCAGGCTGAACTTGGCGCGGCGGAAGCAGCTGAAGGCGTGGCTGAGAATGCAATTATCGCGACAGATGCCGCCACTAAGGCCGAGGCAGCCGCAGAAAACGCCCAGAACATCGCAGACGCCAACACCTACTACACATCACCATCAGACCCCGACGGGACGATTGCTGGGATTGCCGGGACGCCAGATGGAAAA